CTTGATGTTGATCCAAAAAAGATCGCTAAAGCACAAAAACAACTTAAAAAATTAAATGCTGAAGTTGCAAAGTTAACTAGAATTCGAAAGCAAATAAAGATTACAAGAGAAATTAAAAACAAATAATTGACACTTTTTATTCTACAAAACCTGAACATATTGTTCAGGTTTTGTCGTTTTAATTAAAACCTTTTAAAACATGTGTATTTAAAATACATGAATAGAACTTAAAAAATAAATATATGAATGGCAAGAAAAAAAGGAAATTATTTTGTAGATCCTAAAGAATTTAGATCGGAAATAATCAAATCAAAACAAATTGATGAACTTACACCACGAGCACTTGAATTACTTATGCTTATGACAAAACGGTTAACAGATAGTAAATTTAGTTACAAGTATAAAGAAGATAAGGATGATTGCATGGCATTTGCGCATTTGGACATAATAAGTTACTGGCGTAAATTTGATCCGGATAAATCATTTAATCCATTTGCATATTTCACAAGAATGATATTAAACGGTTTAGCAAAAGGCTTCCGAAAACTTCATCCACATTCTGTTACAAAATCAGTAAGTATTTCAAACACCAACATTTACAACGTATAAGAACATGGTTAAAAACATAAAAAAGGTTGTCCCATCATTTCGTTACATGAGTGGGAAATACAAAGTTAAAAATAAAGAAAAATACATAGGAGATTTAAGTGAAGTTATTTTCAGATCTTCCTACGAACGAAAATTCATGGTTTTTTGTGATCTTGATCCGTCCGTTTTGAAATGGTCATCCGAACCGTATTCAATACCTTATCTGGATACATTAACAGATAAAACACGAAATTATTTCGTTGATTTTTACGCAAAGATCAAAAAACCATCAGGTGAAACACAAGATTACATAGTAGAAGTTAAACCTCGTAAAAAACTCAACAAACCGTTAAAACCAAACAGGGAATCATTAAACAAATTAAAAAATTACAATGCTGCAATGCATGAATATTTAACAAATTTATCTAAATTTTCCGCTGCAAAATCTTACGCACTTAAAATTGGTTACAAATTCATAATTGTAACGGAAAAGGAACTGTATGGAAAGCCCTAAGAAGTCTTACTACAAAAATAGAAAGGATGCTACATACGTAAAAGAACTTCAAAATGATTTTTACAAATACTACGTTGTTCAATCTGAACCGAATGATGCTTTTAGACTGGATGAAAATGATTTTACACCCAAAAGTAAAATAATCAGGCCTGCAAAATTTTACACGTTTCAATATGACCCAAAATACAAAGATGTTTTATCTTTTTACGACACACGTCCTGTATTATTTTTACATAAAATTTGGTCAACGCATGAACATAACTTAATATCTGGCATAAATTTTACATTTCTTCCTCCCATGGTTAAAGTTGCAATCATGGAAACTTATTATCAAAAATTTAAGCAATTGGTGGAAAAAGATGAATCTGAATTATGGAAAGAAAATTTTATAAACATTAATGAAATTGTAAAATTCTTTTTGGATTGGCTTAAAGTTAAAGAATTATTTGAAGGTTATTCCAACATTAACATGGGATTTGCGTATCGAAGTTACATTGTAAATAGAATTTCAAATTTCAAGATCATAAGTTACGATGATTGGGATACAATTCCATTCATCAGAAATGAAGATATTGTTGGGAATTCTTTGGGTACCATTTACAATAAATACTACATGGAACGAATAAAAAAACAAAACAAATGAAAAAACACAATATTTCTTGGTGGAATAATGTTTGGTTCAGTGCTGATACACATTTCGGTGATGAAAGATTAAACTTGTACGGTAGAGATCTAGTTTTCAAAGACTCAGGAGAAGTTGATGATGAAATTTTGAAAAATCTTCAACAAATTGAAGAAGATGATTTATTCATACATTTGGGTGATGTTTCTTTTACAGAAGAAGGACTTGAAAATTTAAAAAAAATAAAGGGTACCAAGTGGCTAATCAAAGGAAATTACGATGAAAAAAAAACATCAAAAATTGAAATTTCAGATTCAAAGTTACTTTTGTATTTTGACAAAGTTTTAACTGATGCAATCATAGAGATAGATGGTGAAGATGTTTACTTGAATCATTACCCAACAAATGCAAGTTGTGACATGTTTAACATAGTCGGACATATTCATGGTACTTGGAAAGTTCAAAGGAACATGATCAATGTTGGAACTGATGCTTGGCATTTTAATCCAATACCGATAAAAATGATACAATTTCAAATGAACGGAATTCGCAAACATTACGATCAAAATGTATTTGCTGGTGAAATAATAGCAAATTCCAGTCATAAACCAACAAATTGATTTAAAAACTCAAAAGGATATATAAAATAAATTAAACTAAATGGCAGGGTTTTTAGATAAACGAAGAATGGATATGACACCAACAAGTGGATGGTCAGTTTCCAAAACACTTAGAAAAATTGCATCACTTGGGATGAATTGGGATGAGCAAGTCATTAAACAATCTAAAACGACAGGTGTTACAGAACAGGAACTTGGGAATCAAGGTTACATGCCAACAGATTTTCTTTATTCCTTAGCGCTTTCCGATATTGGTCATAAAAAATACATCGCGTATTTTGATAAAGCTGATTACATTCAAAAAAGGGAATACTTAAGAAAATTTTCATTAAACGGTGAAATTGAATTTATCATTGAAACCATTGCGGATGAAACAATAATACTGGATGATCGTAATGTATTTTGTGTACCTGAAACAACGTATCTAAAGAGAGTTCTCAAGGATGATGTGCAGGCTGAGATAGTATCATACATCAATGATGCATTTAACAGACTTTACAACTTTTTTAAATTCAACGAGGGAAATAATGCATGGGGGTATTTTAAGCAATTTTTAATTGACGGTACGCTTGCATTTGAAATTGTTTACAGCGAAGATGCAAAAAATATCATTGGATTCAAGGAAATAGACTCAGCATCAATTAGACCAGGTATCAAAAAAAATGATGATGGAGCAATTCAAAAGATCTGGGTGCAAAATGAAGACATCATTGCAATGAAAAGAGAAATTTCCGATGAACAGATCATTTACCTATCGTACGCAAAAGAAAACATAACAAATAGAATATCCTACGTTGAACGACTCATACGTTCGTTTAACCTTTTAAGAATACTTGAAAATTCTAGAATCATTTGGAACATAATGAATTCATCATACAGGTTAAAAATGGTTGTACCGATCGGAACAAAATCACCTGCGAAAGCAAAAGAATCTCTTGCTGAACTCATTTCAATGTACAAGGAAGATATAAAACTTGATTATGAATCAGGTGAAGTATCAGTCGATGGAACTCCGGATTTACCATTTTACAAAAATTACATGTTTCCTGCGAAACAAGGTGAATCCGTTGATATTGATACAATAGGAGGTCAAGGTCCTCAGTTAACAGAAACACAAACACTTGAATATTTTTACAACAAATTGAAAGAAGATAGTAAAATTCCATTCGAGCGTTTCGATAGATCCGGTGGAGGTGGTACATTTGCGGTTGGTGGAGATGGAATGAGCAGAGAAGAAATACGGTTCGCAAGATTCATAACAAGAATTCGTTCAATTTTTCAGGAAATTATTCTCAAACCTTTAACAATTCAAATTTTTCTTAAATATCCGGAACTGGCCGGTGACCAACTTTTTAAAAGTGCAATTGGTTTAAGATTTAATGAAGATAATTTATTTGAAGAAATGAAACATCAGGAAATAATGGAAAAACGAGTTGGTTTCGTTGAAAGCATGTTAGGCCTGATGGTTTCAGAAACTGATGTAGATGGTTTACCCGTTGATGTACCATTTTTCGATGCAAGATTTCTTGCAGAAAAATACCTGAAAATGACTCAATCTGATCTTGAAACGAATGATCAATACATCAAAATAAGGAAAAAGGGTATTTCACCAAATCCTGAAGAGTTATCAAAAAATAAACCGGAAGAATAATTTAAACTTTTAACATATCATGTATATAAATAAGGATGGAAAAGATAAAATTTTTCCATCTTTTTTTCGTATGAGTAGGATTTGCATGGGATTTTTGCATTAAATTAATGCATCAATTTGTTTTAAAATATATAAAATAAAACAGATTTATGTATATTTACAAAACAACAAATTTAATCACAAATAAAATTTACGTTGGACAAACAATATTTGACAATAAAAATTATTTTGGATCTGGTGTGTATTTAAACAATTCAATAAAAAAGCATGGGAAAAAGAATTTCAAGAAAGAAATTTTAGAATATTGCAAAAAAGATAAACTAAACGAAAGAGAAATATTTTGGATCTCTGAGTTGGATGCAACAAATCCCAAAGTAGGATACAATTTAAACAAGGGTGGAGGTGGTGATGGATACACAAACATAAAGAAATTTAGTAAAAAAATTAAATATTTACAGAAAAAAGTCATAAATAAATTTTTAGAAAAAAGATTAAAAATTGGAAAAAGAAAGGGAAGTACATAATGGGCGGAAAAGCACTTAAAAAATTCAGTATTAACACTGTACGAAATAACACAGTTGAGCATGAGAAAATAGCTCAAGAGCTGAAACCTCGTATTGAAAAGTTACTTGACACAGATGTTAGATTCATCAAATATTTTCGTACAAAGGAAACTCATGGGGATCTTGATGTTTTGATACGTAATCACGGGCAACTTACCGATGTAAGACAAAAAATTGAAACTGAATTTGATACAAAATTTATCATCAACAACGGAGGCGTTTACACATTTCCGTACAAAAATTACCAGATTGACATCATCCCTCAGCCTGTCAGAAACTGGGAATTCGCTCCTTATTTCTTTTCATGGGATCCTGTTGGTAATCTTACAGGCAAACTTGCGCATGTTTTGGGTCTTAAATTTGGTTTTGCAGGTCTTGTGTATCCATTTAGAAATTTCTCAGGAAAATTATCAACAGATATCAAAATTTCGCAGGATCCGAAAAAGATATTTACTTTTCTTGATCTGGATTTTGAAAGATATTTACTAGGATTTGATACAAAGGTTGAGATTTTCAATTTCATCACAAAATCCAAATATTTTAACGTTAAGAATTTTTTATTCGAAAATCTTAACCACATTGACAGGAAAAGAAACAAAAAGAGAAAAACTTACAATGAATTCTTGGAATGGGCAAATGTTCAAGGATTTGAAGAAAGGACATTTTCAAAAGATAAAAGAGTTTTTCTTAAATTAATTAATGATTATTTTCCAGAATCAGAATTGTTAGTAAAACTTGAAGATCTCATGGTAAAAGACAATGAAATGAAGTTAATTTCTGTTAAATTCAACGGTCGTTTGATCATGATTCAACATCCGGAATTAACTGGAAAATTATTAGGTCATTACATAAAAACATTCAAAGAATCAATTGAAAATTTTAATCAATTTGTTCTTGATAATTCATCAGAGCATACGATGAGAGAATTTAAAAAATTCTATGAAAATAATAAAAAATAAATGCAAAAGTTTAACGTAGAAAAATTCATAAACAATTATCCAACAAAATACAAAGAAGGATTCACAGATGCTGAAGTAAATGAAATGGTGAAAAAATTTCCGATCATCAACATAGAGAAATTTAATAGCACTTTGACGGGTATAACTTGCATGAAAATCAACGATGATATTTTAACCTATCATTGTGATTTAATAACAGCTTTAAAATGCGGACTTGAAAATAGAGACATGTTTCCACATGAATGGGATTAAACAATGAAAAACAAAAAAGAAATACAAAATTTTAAGTTGCAATTAAACAACTTGGGTATTAACATGTCAATGGATACAGAAGTTCGTGATGATGGAAAAAGACTTGAAAATTATGTCTTTGAATACGAAGAACAACGAATTAAAATAATTGAACCAATAATTAATAGAGATTTTGGAAGGTCCAAAGAAATAATAAATGATGTTAATTTTTACAAAGAATGGGTTGAATATCTCTTAAAAGAACTTAAAACATGAAAAAAGAACTACAAGAACAATTAAAAGAAAAATATCAAATTTTATATCCAGAATTTGATTCTACTAAACGTTTTAATGAACCAATTTTAGATAGAGGTATTGAATGTGGTGATGGTTGGTTTTCATTGCTTGATGAACTTATGTCTTGGCTTAAGTTTCAACATCTAACCAATGGATATCCAAAGATAACAATTGTGCAAATAAAGGAAAAATTCGGTTATCTTTCATTTTATTACGATAATCCAAAGTTTGATGATGTTGTTTGGTCCACCTGGAAAGCAAAATTACCAGAAGATGAATTGAATCGTCAATTTACACGTGCAATTTCAGAAATTCGTGGAGCTATTTCATTTGCTTCAAGTATATCCAATACAATATGCGAAAACTGTGGTAGTAACAAAAACGTTTCAAGAATCAAAGGAAATTGGATAAGATACTACTGTGAAGATTGCCGGCAAGATATATAAAAGAATTGAAGAAGAAAATGAAAAATCCTGAAAAATTACCCAAAGAATTACCCAAAGGTTGGATAGATTGGAATGAATTAACACTGGACCAGATGGTTGAACATTTGAGAAATAAATACATGTTCAGCAGCAGCGGAGATGCGAAATGTATTGGGTCACTTATAGATTTTTATGAGAAAAATAAATGATAAATGTATTTCGTATCATTATTTTTGTTATATTTACAACATGGAAAAAATTAAAGTTACAGCACTTGAAAAAATGACAATGGATTACATTGTTTGTATGATGTATGATGAAAAAGGATTTAGTGATATAAAGGAATTATACAGAATAATGTCAATTGATCCTAAAATACTTAAAGAAATTTTATCAAATTTGTGTAAAAAAGATTTAATTGTGATTGATGAAATTTTAAACATTATTTATTTATCTGGTAAAACAGAAGGTTTAGTTAATTCTTGGTTACTTGATGGTTCATCTCATCCTGTTACATTAATAACATAAATATGGGTTCACAGATAAACAAAGTTATTAAGGAATTTATAAAAAAAGAAGCTCGAGATGAAGCAAAAGAAATTTTAAGAAGATCCGTAATGTGTGATATCAGAGATTTTTTAAGAGCATGCGCAAACAACAATGGAAATGTTGCATGTTTAATTCTTGACAACATAAAGGATAAATTGGTTAAACAAAACAAAATGAAAAATGAAGGATTCTTCGGAACAAAAAAATCTTATGAAAAAATTTAAACATGTAAAGTTATTAAACAGAATGATCAAGGATCGATTTGTTAATGTGCAATCGCATCCAACATTACCTTTGAATATTTACAACTATTCACAATCTTGCCAATTTGAAAAGATGTGGAATGTTGTGACAATGGAATGCCGTGGATTAATACTTGATATTGATTATAACATTGTTGCAAGACCTCTTAAAAAGTTTTTTAACGCGGAAGAAATTGGTATCAACGAAGTGAATGAAAAAATGTTAAACATGAGTTACAACATATTTAACAAGGATGACGGTTCACTCGGAATTCTTTATCATCATCAAAATGAATATGGAATTGCAACACGTGGATCTTTTACTTCCGACCAAGCAACTTGGGCAACAACGTTCATTAATGAACACTATTCCGATGAATTAAAGAAACTTAATACTGATGAATTTACCTATTTGTTTGAACTGGTTTATCCAGAAAACCGCATAGTTATCGATTATCATGGAGAAAGTAAATTAATAGCAATAACAAAAATCGAAAAATCAACAGGTGTATCCATTTGGGATTTTTTGGAATTTAAACAGGAAATGAATGGTTTAAATTTTGAAACTGTTAAACAAATTCCAATAGCAACGCATACCGATTTTGATTCTCTTAAATTAAAGGATATTGAAAATGAAGAAGGATACGTTCTTCAATTTTTTGATGATTACCGAATCAAGATAAAATTTGAAACTTACGTAAAAATTCACAGAGTTGCTACAAATGTAACAGCACGGGCAATTTGGGATGTTTTAAGAAAAAATGAGAATTTGAATGAACTTCTTGAATACGCACCGGATGAATTGTTCGATTGGATTGAAAATAAAGCAAAAGAGTTAAAAACCGATCATGATGAAATCATGAAAAATGCAAAAGAGACTTACAAATTAATTGTTTTTAACATGAAAGAAGGATTCACGCAAAAGGATTTTGCATTGCAAGTTCAGGAATTTGTTGATTCAACATCAACAAGAGGTTTCATTTTTTCGTTACATCAAAATAAAGATATTACTGACGGTGTTTGGTCACTTTTACGACCTGAACACGAAAAACCATTTGAAAAATATGCAAACAACATACAAAAGTGATAAAATAAATCCATGTAAATGTGGGTTTAAACCTGATCATTATACACTCGGTTATGGGAGAACTCCATACGATATCTATTGTCCAGTTTGTAAAAAACAAACAACAATGAGTAAATGTAAGGTAACAGGTTCAGTTAAAAATGTTATTGACTATTGGAATTCTCACATTTCTAAATTAACACTTCAAGAATTGGAAGATGAAGTTACAGAATTTAGAAAAGAACAGAAAGAGAATACCGGATATGATATGTATGACAATTACAATTACTATTGGGAACTTTCAAAAGGAGAAGTTCTCTTTAAATCATGTGATTAATGTTAATACAAGAAATATTCAAAGATAACCCGTGGAAAATGCTCATCGGGTGCATGATGTTGAACCAGACAAAAGCTAAGCAGGTTAGGCAAGTCATATTTGAATTTTTTGAAGAATACCCGGATGAACAAGCAGTTCTGGATGCAGACGAAAAAGAAATGGTTGAATTTTTGAGACCCCTTGGTTTGTACAACAGGAGAACCAAGAATATTAAAAATTTTACGTACGATTGGATTCGAGATAAACGAAAAAAAGATGTTACCAAATTAAGGGGGATTGGTAAATACGGAGCAGATTCCTACGAGATTTTTGTAAATGAAAATTTTAACGTGAAACCTATGGATAAAGTACTTATTGCGTTTTTGGAAGGAAAAAAAGGTAAAAAAACAATTTTTTAAAAACTTTCTATCATTTTTGTATATAAAATTAAAGAAAATTTATATGAGGCAACAGCTTTTTACTGAACGTTTTAGACCAAAAACTCTTGAACAAATACTTTTACCGAAACGAATCAAGGATGAATTCGGGGATGGTACAC